AGAGCCATTAGAGCTTCTCATTACTGATGGTGTAGCCTCATTACTATAAGTGACTATCCAAAAATACGTACCGTCATATACTACTCCAGCGCCCGCTAACGCATATCCCAATACACCATTGAGCGTGGCATCTGTTATTAAACTGAAGCTCTCCCCATAGTTTGTAGAGAGATAGAACCTCATATCAGTTGAAACCGGCTCTTGGGAAACTAAGAATATTTGTGTTTGATGATCAGGGGTGCTTCCAAAAGCTGTGACAATAGAATTACTGGCAGTAATAGTTTGTTTTAGTGTTAGGGTGCCATCGGCCTCTAGTTTATGAATAACAGAGTCTGAACCACTAGAGGAGAATATCATTGCAAATTCAGTCATTATTAAACCCTCTTCACAGCCTTATATTCTGGATCTGTTGTAATTACACCATTTGTATTTGAACCAATGAGCACTAGATTCCCCACTTCATCATACATATCGTGATATGTTTTTGTCTTAAAGTTGTAAAACTGTGAATAAGCTGTAGTTGGAATTATTGCCCACTCCTTATCAATTGGACGTACAAGAACATAACTCCCCTCCATTGGTGTTACTGTCCATACGCCTTCGATCTTTTCAATTACTAAAACTGCACGGTAATCATTAATACCACCATCCCACTCTCTTGTAGAGGCCGCAACATATAATAATTCATCTGTTACAGCAACAAAATCAAAAGTGTTTGTCATGTGGTCCCCTATCAGTCCATGATGACTTGATCCATTCCAAGTTGCAATCTCCACCATACTATCCCAACTATCTCCAAGATGAATCCTAATTAATGGATCATTCACTGAATTAACACCACCAGAGTCTGAATAAACAGTAGCACTCTCTATATGACAGGAGATGTATCCGTATAGGTTTTTCTTATCTCCTGACAAAACAGAATCAACAATCTCTATCGAGTCTTCATAAATATGGTCCGTCTCTGTAAATCCTGTTGGATGGGGAGAAACAAGGGTTACATGGGTTTGAGTATCTGTCGGACTGTCTGGATCTGTTTTTATGTTAATAGATTGTAAAATATAAGTTACATTAGAACCATCATAACGAGATGCTGTATAATAAAGTCTACCATCCATGTGGATACCAACAGAATGAAAATTTCTCACCCCGGACCACCACTGCTTATATCCAGGCACCCCTATAACAAATGGAATGATACCCCTCGGTGCAACAGTTGAATCACTATTATACTCATCTAACTCAGTGTAAATAATTGGGTATTGATGAGAGCTAGAACTTACATTCTGATAATATGCAAAACCCTTACTAGAAACTGGCTGATATTTAAAGCTATTGGAGATACGTGTATTAATCCCCAGTAGGGTAGTTCCATCGGATTGATAAAAGCGATATTCATCAGTAGACGCTACCAACTCCCCCTTATGATAATTAGCTCCAGCTGTATAAGTAGCTACATCAAAAAAGAAGTTAGGATACTTTAGATCTATCTTCTGACCATGGTAACAATCAATCGATACCTCAGCATTTGAAAGCTCATCGTTCCATTTCCCTGGGAGTTTCTCTTCAGTGATAATATTTTCTACAGTAACATTATCAGTTGGGGATTTTGGTAATGATTTAACCTTCCATATATTAGTTGTGTAATAGAGTCCATAGGGGCTAAGAATTTCATAATAATCTGTATCATCTTGTATATAGATATCTAAGACTGGTGGTGCATCAATAAAAATAGTTGTTGCGTCACCAAGACCCTGAACAGTTATAGTTGCCCCCTCCCTGGTATACACCTTCTTAAAAGAAGAGGCCCCAAATGCATTTCTATATTTATGTGCGACTGGAGCCTTACTTCTAGCAAAAGGAATATGCTTCTGGGCCTCTGCAACATCCCCTTGCAAAATAATACTCAGAGGCCTTCTTTTCATTTTAGTTTGTTGGGAGGTTAATCACATAATAGTCAATAGACTGAGTAGCTGTAGCAACAAGAGATGTACTAGAAAGATTCATATCCTCACCAGCAACACCAATAGTACCCTGGATACGTTTTTCTGTCGTACTAGATGCACCCGTATCAGCAGCTTCAGTGTGTCTGTAATAAGTGGCTGTTCCTGTCACACCAATTGTACCTTCCCAAACCTCTGACCCACTCTTCTGGATTGAACCGTTTGATGCCGTAGCTGCCATGTTGATTCCAGTGCCGAGGCCATCAATAGAGATAGTGACCAGAAGATTTCCTGCAATTGCGTCATTAGCGGATGTTGGGGCAGTACCATCATAGATCTTGATAAAACCAGCAGCCAGGGCAGTATCCAATGCTCCAGTGTCAAGTAGGTAGTTTCTCAATCCTGTACTTGCTTTAATTGCCATTCTCTTTTCCCCTTAGTTTAATGCAATGGTAAGTGTGAATACATCAATTGTATGAGGGGCACTTGTTACAATAGCTGTGTTGGATAGATTCAAATCTCCGCCAGTTTTTGCAATAGAACCATCAATACGGGGGAGGGTAGTTGAGGAAGTGTTATCATCCAGGGCATTTGCCTTGAATCTAAACCAACCAGCAGTACCATCGGCCACACCATTAAATTTCCAATTATCAGCAGCCACCTTACTCACAGCACCACTAGAGGGGGCATCAAACTCAAGCCCATTAGTAGCCACACCTGGGGTAAATGCACCAGCATCAATTGTTACTGTTCCCAGGAGCGTTCCAGATGTAGCATCAGAAGCAGAAGCAGGCTGAGCACCAGTTCTAATCTCAATGATACCATCCTTAAAGATTCCACGGAGGCCATCTGCCCCAGTATCCACCCCATTCTCACCTAAAAGTTTGTCTCTCAAACCTTCACTAAATCGAATTGCCATTATTACACCTCTTAGTATTCATTGTCGGCAGTACCAATGCCATCAGTAAGTATCACAAATCGCTCCTCTCCATCATCTCTTATTATTGAAGTAGAGCATTTATTTCCTGGGGACAAACTTACCTTTTCTTCAGTTAGGTTCCTAAAAGGCAAAGCAAAACAAACCCCACGTTTTGTCCAAAATATAGTATTTCCATCATCCATAGTCGATGCGGGATAACCCTCTACCACACCATAATCAGCCAGTTTAACCAGGGCCTCTTCGACTGTGTAAACATAAATCTCTCTGTCTGTACCAATTACAATCCCACTCGGAACAGATTCTAACATTAGCACTTTCCCCGGAACAGCAATATAATCACAATAACAATCATACAGGTGCCAGAAAAATGGTCTACTAAACCTAACTGCTGTAATATCATCGTCAATAGAATAGTCAGCAGCCCAGATCTTCCCCTCATGAAATTCAATGACTGTGCAACTATCTGGGAGAGGCTCTTTCTGGTATTGCTCCCTGTCTAATGTATAACTTAAACTATTAATATCATCCCATTGTATGGTTGCAGATCCGCCAGTATAAATCCAATACAAATCAGACCCATTAGCAGATGATACATATATATTAACATCATATCCATCTGGAGCTACAGCCTCAATAACAAGGGCAGAGTTTGCAGATACATTTAATACATACGCAGGGGGGGCACCACCTTCAGCACCATCAGCTCTTGTATATGTAGCAGTGACCATATACCTGCCCTCATATAGATCACCATCAATAGCCGTTACAGCTGGGACAGGTGGTTGTGGTATATAATCATATGCCGTATATTCTTTCACTACACCCTTAATGTTCCCGGAATAAAATATCTGGTTTCCAGCCTCTGTAAAATACACAGGGTCGCTATTAAAACCAGACTTTATACTAACTGTAGTGAGATCAGAGTTTACATACTTTAATGTTCCATTATCAATAATAAATAGTCTTTGTTCATCCTGTGTTTGGTATGCAGCCTGTATATCCGTGAACGACTGAGAGAGTGCGTAGCCATCTCTACCTTCAATAGAAAGTGCAGCACCCTCTTCACCAATACCATGGAGATTGATATTCTCAGCAGTTTCCATGGAACCAACAGGACGTGTCTTAGTTTGTCCAGTATTTCTAATACCTAAGAACTCATCAACTACTAATGTTGGGTCATTATACTGCGACATCAGAATTCCAAGCCACCATATTTTGTAGTTTGATTGCTCTGCCGCCTTTTTCTTGTTTCAGAATATGCGGATGTATCAGTGAACTCTGCGTTGAACTGTTGAAGATGGTAGGTTGCCTTCTGTGGATCAAAAGCATCTACATCCTGTTTACTATACGCTAAGAATGCAGCGTAATGAAGCATGGGGATATGATACTCTGTTCTAATCTCTGGAGCTGAACTCATTGAAGCATCCCAGTCCTGTTCTTCTAACGGAAGTCTATACACTACAAGATTAAGGGTGTGTGAAGCATCTGGGGTTGGATAGAGACGGACAGTGTTTGAGTTGTAATCTACAATATAATAACTTGGTGTACCTGTCTTAGACTTCCAGTTTTGAATCCCACGAACATCATCATACTCAATACCAGTTAGTGGGAGACCATCTGTATCATTGTCAATATCTAAAATACGAATAATCTTATCATCTATATCATATGTGTGATCACCACTCACTGCATCAATAGTATATGTGGTGTAATCTTTGATTAAAAGAGACCTACGAACAGCTTGTTTTTCAGCCTCATTAATATATCTAGCTAAGGACTCATTAGACCATAACAACTGTGAATCAGTATCATACTCAGAAATAGCTTCCCATCCTGATACAAAATCATCTAGGATTTCAAAGCGTAAATACTTAACTAGATCTTCGAGAATCATTCTTCAATCAACTCGTTCTTTACATCATGGAGTGCCTTATCCCTCTCTCCACCACTTACAGAAAAACCAAGGTTCTTTTTTAGCACAAGGATTTTAGGTCTGCCCTGCGTATCAAAACTGTCCATCTCATTCTCAACTACCATACGTCGCACTTCATTTAGAATCATTTCCTGCTTGGCATGGGCTTTCTGAATCTGAACCTGTACATTCTTAGGAACTTTCTTCAATGCCTCATTATCAAACATATCCTTAGAAACACAACCCTCGGCATAGGAGGCCTGCCATAAACTCTCAGGAACTTTCTGCCATTGATCACCAATAACAATAATAGAGCAGTCACAAACCACTCTACGTTCTGTACCATCTGGAGATTTAAAATCTTTGAACATACTCACCTCAAAAAAGAAAAGCCGTCCTTGGCCACGAAAGTCCTAGTCGGGGTTATTAATTAGCCTTCAGAGAAAGCTGCGCGACCGTCAACAACATACAGTACAGTGATTACAGCGATGCCCTGAGTAGCAGTACCAGTAGAACCGGCAGTCCACTCAACATCAATATTATCCTGGGCTGTATAAGTGTATCCAGTTACATCGAGAGCTGTAGCACCGGCCGCCTGTAGATCAATTGGGGTAG